ATCAACGCTTTCTAGTACAGCAAACACAAACGCTGCTTCCCCGTACTTGGCCCATGCCGCCGCCATATGCTTGTTAGGGTGCGTGCCGTCCCTAAGCCCCCTCCTATGCCTTGCCCAGCGCTGCGCCTTGTTGACTGTGCTGCCAATGTAAAACTTGTTGTTGGCAGTGCAGGTGATACGGTAAATGATGCCCATGCGGCCTCCATGTGTTATCAACCGATAGTGTACCACAGAGGCAAAAACAAAGGGGCCGAAGCCCCTTTTTCCTTGCAGAACAAGGACTTAGATCACGAGGAACCGGGTGATCCCCAGGCTCCAAGCGGATCGGCGACCCCAAACACGTAGCGTTCGCGGGCCTTGAAACGATGGTTCCCACTGTCGAAATCTTGATCCATCGAAGTGGACATCGGCACCCGCACGAAGTGCTTCAGGCCGTTGGGCACATCAGTCTTCAAGAACCACGCGTTCGTGTCGGTCAAGAAGTGGTTGATGACGTAGCCTTCCGGGATGGAGCCGTTCGTCTTGAGCGCGTTCACATCGTTGTCGGTGGTGCCGACACGCAGTGAGGTCTCCAGCAGTCGGGTTGCGACGAACTGGAGTTGCGGGGGGACGATCAGCTTGCGGGGGCGAGCGGCGATCAGCAGACCCTTTTCGTCTGTCCACCCGGCGATCTGGATGACGGCGGCTTCTAGGGAAGTCTCGTTCAGATCGGCTGCGGTGGTAGGACGATTGCTGTTGGTGCCGCCTGAGACCAGCGGGTGATCCGTAGCGAACAGGCTCTTGCCGTCGCCGTAGGTCACGGCGCTGTTGAAGCCTTGGTTCAGGATCGTTGCAGCCTTGATCTGCTTCGTGTAGGCCATAGCGCGAGCCAGGGCCTTCGTGTAGCGGGTCGAAAGGCTGTCGTACAAGTTGTCTTCCATCGCCTCTTCGGTGATGGAGAAACCCATAGCGATGGTCTCATGGTTGAAACGAGCGGTCCAGGCTTCCTGAGCGTTGTCATACGACAGGGCTTGGCCTTCGTTCTTCACCGGGGCGGCGCCGAAGCCAGCAAGCTTCTGCTCTTCTTCAAACGAGCGGTCAGAAGATTCAGTGGTGTAAATCTCCTTATGCTCTTCGCCGTAAGACTTGTACTCCAGGCCGAACAGAGCGTTCAGACCAGGGAGCAGTTCCTTGAGTAGCTGGGCACGTGAAATTGCCATGATGGATGCTCCTTAGACGCCAGCGGCCAACAGATACGAGTGGTAACCGAAGTTCCACCCAACGATGACCTCGGGGTAGCCGAGGAACGTCACCACTGTCCCGGAGGAAGCGGTCACGTTTGCGGACACCGTGATGGTCGAAGTGCTGGTCACCACGCCGGTAACCGTCAGGTTGCTGCCGGGAGAACCAGCAGTCGTACCCGAGATACCAGCGATGACACACTGCATGCCGGGTTGCAGACCAGCGGTGGAGGCCACCGTGAAGGTCGTGCCGCCAGCAGGCGAGGAGGTCAGGGTCGTGGAGACCGTAACCACCGTGTCAGGCACCAGTTGGATCACGCGCAGGCAGGGCGAGGTGCCCGAACCAGTGCCGACCGTCTGGCGGATGTTACCCGCAACAGAGGAAGCCACCGTGGGGTTGCCACCCGAGACACCAGCCAGCGAGTTGCCCGTTGTCGTGGACCCACCGTTGCCTGCGACGAGGAACGCGTTGGAACCGAGGAACGACGGCGACATGTAGCCGATGGTCTGACCCGTGTTGGCCTGGGTGTTTGCAGTGCCTTGGGCTTGAGTCACCACTGCCGTCTTGAAGACAGCGTTGGGGTCATCCAGCACGTAAGCGACCGCATCAGGCGCGTTGGTGGAGGCGGGGTAATACTGCTGCCGCAGCTTGCCGTAGATCGGGCCAGCTTGGGTGCTGTACTCACAGCCGAGGAAAACGCCAACAATTGCGCCCGCCGCTGCCGCCGAAGCGGTGTTGGCGTTGTATGACGTAATGATCGCGTTGCCGTTGGAAAGGCCCACCACATCACCATCAAAGATGGAAGTGGCGTAACCCTGGCCGATGGGGATCATCCGGGTGGAACCCGCAAACGGGATACCGCCCTTCAGATTGACCGGCAATAGCCCATAGGGCTTGTCAATCGTCGGATAAGCCATGAAAGACTCCTTGAATTACGAACCGCGTCCGAACGTCACCTCGGTCCTGCGCTCTCGGAAGAGAGGCATGCGGGCATCGTTCTCGCGCATGAAATTGTTGTCAATGCTGTGCATCTGCCCATCCGCCTGATTGCGGTACCAAGCATCGCGCTGCGCGACAAACTCTTTTGGTGTTTTGCAAAGCAGCAGGCCACCGATCTCAATGCTGTCTGGGAAACGGCCCGAGCCGCCTCCGATCAGTTGGATTTCAGGGTGCTCGCTGGCCTTCACAGGCTCCCAGCCTTCGCGCAGTTTCGAGGACACATTGCCAGGGTCGTCTTTGCCGACCATGCTCAGGCGAATCCAACGGAACGCATAACCTTCCTCCGCGTTGGGAGAAGGCAGAGTTTCCGGGGGCATCCACATCTTCGGGCGCTCGGATTTTGCACGAGTGTCCAGTTCACGGGGATTGCGTTCAGCCATTTTGAGTCCTTTCCAACTTCGCTACCTCACGGGCGTACTGCTCAGGTGTCAGTCCCATCCGCTTGGCAAGATTCACTTGTGATTGTGTCAGCACGATCTTTTTGGGCGCTGTGCTGCGAGTAGCGGGGGCAACAACCGACTTCTTTACAGTCTTCTCAGAGGGGAACGCATCTGGGAAAAGCTGCCGTACTTCAGAGTTGATCCTCTGGTAATACTCGTCGCTGGTTGGGTTTACACCACTCTCCACAAGTTCGTTGTGAATTTCCAAAGCAACCGCCTTCATTCGACGGTTTGATTCAAACCACGGATTGGCACTAAGCCACGCACGAGCCTTTGAATCTACTTCCGGTGCGGGTTGTACCACAGGTTCTTCAGGTTTGGCAACAGGCGGCCTGAAATTGTTTACCCGCTCTGCCTTGATCTTGGCAGAAGTCAATTCTTCCTGGGCCGAAACAAGGGCATCTGCATCACCAGATTCATATGCCTGCTTGTATTTGACCTTGGCCTGTTCAACTTCGTTGGCTACAACCTTCTTGGCCTGCTCCAGCAAAGCCTGCTGCCCTTGGCCCAAACTGCCTTGGAGTTTCTTGTTCTCCTCCATGAGGTTTTGAGCCAGTCGGACTGCTTCCTCGCGCTCACGCAAGGCTGACTCCTTGGCGCGGCGTTCTTCGTGGTAGCCCTTGGAGATGTGCTGGATGCGCTTCTTGACGCCCTCAGAATACTGAGAGAGTTCATCATCCGTCACTTCCGCAGGAGGCTCCTTCATTGCTGGACGGTTGCGGTCTTCTGCCGGGGTGTCGTCTACGACCTCAATCTCGGCTTCGCCCTCAACTTCAAACTCCACCTTTTCTTCGGCAGAGGATTCCTTTTGGACTTCGTCCGGGAACTTGAATGTTTCCATGTGCTACTCCTTAGATCACCGCGACCATTTCGCCTTCTTCCTTGACGTAAGGAAGAACAAAGTCTTCTACCAACTCAGGCAAGGCAAGACGCATCCGCATCCTGTGAAGCTGGGTTTTGCTCAAGACTTGACGGTAGCTGTTGTTCACAACATCCAATTCAGCGTCAGCGGGCAAGCGAGCAAAATCAACAAGCCCGTCCTCAACTGCTTCTGTTGTGCAGTACGTGTGACCGTATTTCACATCTTCTACAGACGAAAACTCCGGTTTGGTTCTCCAAACTAGAGGGCCAGAAGGCAACTGGTTCAAGTGGTCATAGAAGTGCTTGGCAAGCCGTGCCTCAGCTTCCTTTGCATCACCGCCTTCAACCGCACAAGCAAGCGTGACATATCGCACTGTCTTTTCATGCGGCGCTAGTTTTAGCCAACGGTTGTTTGGCATGTCTTTCGGGCCAACCTCAATAAGAGGCAGTTCATTTGCCATGCCGTTCACAAAAGCAAACGCTCCTGCTTTTGGTCCGACTTGACACTTAAACATGCGCTCCATTGCAGAGGTTAGCGTCGCCGCGTTCCACTCCGTAATGTTTGGCGCTGATTGAGCAAGTTGTGCTGCCGGAAGAAAAGGTGTGGCAAGCGCACATATTGCCGCGAGTACAAAGTTGCGTCTTTCCATGTGTTACTCCTTAGCTTGCGCGCTTGATACCGCGAGGATCCTGCACGGTTGCTTCAACGCTATCGTCGTTGATAATGCGCCACTCGGTGCCGTGAATCTTCAACCGCGTACCC